CCGTGATTTAGATCGACTACCACCCCATCCCCTCTACTGAGCACAGTAGAATGTGTGGTTTCGCTTGGTTACTTTTACCAAGCCATTTCCCCAAATCTCGCTCCGATTTCCCCAAGTGGCCACCCATAGTGGGGTTCACATAGTTCACAGCTGTCCCGTTTTCTCAATGTTGTAGGGCGAACTACTCATGAGGACACTGCCAATCTATTACACGGTGGTTTTCCGCACCTGTGACTATGCTTCCCAAATAGGGTGTTGGCGTTGACACCGCCACTGACTCCGGAGTATGTAGCCATTAATTTATCGGATTTTGCGGCCATACTCTCGGGGGTACATCTTTTATCAAAAATGTTGTGTTATGTATTTGGATTAACCTGCCAGACATACATGATTGCTCTTGTTAGTGTGGAGGGTAATACTCCAAGACCATCATTGGTCAAGGTCATGGCTGTACCTGATGAATCAGGTAGTACCCTCAGAGAGAATTCATCAAACCATACACTGGAATTGATGGCGCCAGGATTGTATCTAGAGTTAGCAACACCTGATATGGTCTTGGTGTATGTTAACACTGGATCAGGGGTTAGACCCCCGGCAACAGTTAACACAGGCTCCGCACAAACGGCAGCTGTGCCTGTATACTCAATCCTGACTAGCCAGGTTGACCCAGCTAAATTCTTTCCGAATTGGATCTGGGTGCCGGTACCTACAATGGTTATAGGTCCCACCCCAGAGGTAGCGGACATCCCAGGGATATTACTATTACTCACAGCATATGAGGTCCCGTATGGTGCAGCGGCAGTTGCACCAGTCAGGGTAAGGGTCGCGAAAAGGGCATTTAACCCCCGCAATCCTCCATACACTTGTGGTTTGTAACAGGTAATATCATAGGACATCCACAGCTCACCAACAATTTGGTTAGCAGCACAACCAGCTGTGGCAACTTGTACATTTGCAAGATCAAAGAAACGTAAGTTATCAGCACCAGCTATATTGGTTGTGCGAGTGAAGAATAAGTTAGAATAACGCTCCTGCGGCTTACACTCCAGTGGATGGATCAGGTTTGTGGCAGCAGATCCGCTAACCGCAAATTCTGAATTTTCCATTTCCACCTTCGACGAGTAAGCATCATCAAGAACATCATAATCAGAGGCAATTACGACAGTTCCCAAAGATGGGGTTCCGCTGTAGAATGAGGACAAGGACTTGAAACAGACGACAATTCCATTGGGTCGCCACTCATCAAACTGAGCGGCGATGGAGGAGAACCAAGGGAAAGTAGTGAAAAGTCCAGGGTTGACAGGGTAGGACGTGACGGTAAAGGCCCCCGCTGAGCTCGAGGCGACAACATCCCCGATATACTCGCGGTGTACGACTCTATATCCTCGGTTGGTAGGGATAAAAGTCGGTACTGAATCGCCCTCAAGTCGCGAACTTGCAGTGGTGAGAGAGTTGTTGATAACAGCGTAATCGCCTGTTCCAACAATTTTCCCGAGAAATGAACCAACTGCAGACCCAATCTTCTTGGACCCAAGTCTTCCTCCAACATATCCGCCGAGTGATCGCACTGGATGTTTTGCGACATCTCCGATCTGTTGGACCTTATTCGTGAGCGCCTCAATCTTTTTCTGGGCGTCTCTGATCTTCTTCGCTGCATTCTTCGCTTTCTTCATATATATCTGAACAGCACCAAATAAACAACACCAAAACTTCACAAAATTTATTCAACGTAGTGGTACAAAGTGTAAAATATTATAATCAAAATTAGTAGTTATGTGTTTCGCCCTGTGGGGCAGCCTCAGACCCATTGTATCATGTTCAAAAATGACAACGGTGTCTCGAAATGTGAATACTGAGTGTCAGGCAAAAACTGAATGGAGTCTAACATCCTCTCATAAGCAATTTGGTGATCAGGTATCACACCAAATGCGAGATAGAACGTAACTCGCGCCTCAGTTGAAACCCGATTAACTTCAGATTTCAACCCTTTACTCATATTCAACATCCCTGATTCTAAGCCTGTGTGGGATCCAAAGCCTTTAGATCCCCGAGCTGATCGGAGATACAATTGATAAAAGCTTTGGAGTATGGGTACACCACTGGCTAAGGCCAGGCCACAATCTCCCAGTGACTTATAAAAGTTCCGAACAGCTTTATAATTCACCAGGGGCAAAAGGGAATGACAATCTTTAGCAATGCAGTTGGGGACTAACCTAGTCATCACCCAACGACCAGCAGCGAAAATTGGTTTAGTTTGGCAAAACTCAATTTCGCAAAATTCATGAACTGCTGGTGCTACTTTCATTGTAAAGCCCATTTCGAGGAACCATTCTTTGATAAATGGCACCACCCTCTCTAAATCACAGCGTGATATGATGACCATACAGTCATCACCATCATCTATGATCTTATAGGGAACGTGGCGTTCCTCCATAAATGAGTAGAGCATCGAAAACATCAGGACGACATTGCCCAAGGCGGTGTTCATGTCACCACTGGCTCTGCCTCCATCTGATTCATACTTGATCGTTCCATCAGGTAGATAAACTCGGCCAACATTGTGTAGTTGTCTCTTTAACAACCTCTTTAATGTAGAGTGGTCAATACCTTTATAGGCAGATAAATAAATATCATGTTCCCATTTCAAGGCATGACGACGCACATGTTGGTCAAATCTCGACGCATCTAATGAGATAGCAACTGGATCTGGAATGCTATCCCACGCCTGTCTGATCGCAGTAGCGCGATCAACGGCGTTCAATCCCTTCATGATTGATCTTCCCCCCCCCCCAAGTCTATCCAAGATATGATAAATCTTAGATTCTAGGGGCTTCAGGAAAACACCTACTTCAACATTGTACCTAGGTGTCCTAGGTTGAATGAGCCTGGGTGCAGGATCTGGCTTTTCAGGAGTTATGGCAACTTTTTCCGCCTTAACAAAGGCCTTAACGTGACTGTCAACATCACGTAAGGGGTCTCCCCTAAGTGAATCGACTGCATTCTGGTAGATGGTTCTACGGCGTCCTGCATACAAACTCACGAACTGGTCGTGAGTGAGCGGAACCCTGTTTCCCAACATTCCAGTGATGCGGCCAAAAATTCGTTTAAGGCGCCTCCTGAATAGGATCGGATTTCCCGGAGGTGGTGGATGAAACTCACCATCACGCTCAACGAGAAACACCCTCTCTGCTACAGCTCTGGTAGCATTTGCCAATGAATTATTGTGAACAACGTACTGGGCCATTGGCGTGATGGGGACCCTATAAAAAGTACGTGTTTTCGCTTCGCCTGGCTTAGGATGGATTGCGATCTGGGGCGGGATAATTCTCACTTTGGAGTTTAGCCCCTCCATCTTTGCCAAGCGGCCCTAGTCTTTTGGACCTGTAGCCTCGTATATATCGCGTCGCACAACGAGTGGGTTATACCATATCCAGGGTATCCACGATCGAGTGCTTAAGGCCATGTGGGTCTGGATCTCCCTTGTTGACGGGTTAAAGATCCATTCCGTGACACGGTCAAATATACGAGGTATCGCTACAGCCTCGATGGTTTCGAGGACATCCTTCTGTGAAGACAAAAAGACTCTAATCGATGCACAATTAGCTGCAGTGAACTTTGGTCGTCCAAACTTGACTAGGACTCTTGCTCGGAGGATACGAACAAGACGAGACGCCCTGTACCGCCTGGCTATACCGCGACGGGGGCGCCCACTGACATCTTCAGGTGGTAAGATTAGCTCCATGCCTTGGGCCAATCCGGAGATGTCATTATGGACCTCCTGGTTTTCGAGGGTATCGTGTGCATTACCCGCGATCTGTTCTAGGTTGACAGGAAAATCGCCGAAATTACGAGCAAGCTGGATCAAATCAACAGCCCGGCGGTATTCCCTCTCAAAGATGATCTCTTGCTCAGGAGTAAGAATCCTTATCCACGGCGTAAGCGCCTCGAGATCTTCGTCAGCCTCAAGTAGTAGCCTCCTACTTGTTCGAACAGCTCCTGGGAGTAGTCTCAACCAGGTCCAGTTGTTCCATAAACCACAGACAGCACGATATGCTAGAGGCATGAGTGCGACTGCGGTGGCTGTGAGGAACGTCATCAGGAAAGCTGATGATTGTATCCTCACACGATGAGCTTCTAAAGCTGACCAAGCTTTAGTGAGCTCCCCCACGCCCTTTGCGTAGGGCCTGAGCTCAAGATTTGGTGTCATCTGAGCCCAAGTTCCACGGGGTATATGAAACCCCATGGAGGCGCTATTTCCAACACCGTATCCATCATATTGGAAATACGTCATCCGATCCGCCACCACTTCGAGTGACGGAACGCGCCCACCATCAGTGCGGCGCCAGGCATAATCATGTAAGTTATACATTATCACTATATTCGCAACCGGGCGCTATCCCGGGATTCGTATAATGTCGTATGACTCCTTTTATGTCAGAG